GATTGGATGCGTGATCCCAAAGCTAATCCACTTAAAGACAAACAGCCACTACAGTTGTTTCGTAAGTTGGAAGTTAACCTAGGACACGCTCGCTTTATCCAGAAGTTTTATGAAGGCACAAATGAAGAGTTAACTGAACTTATCAACTTGCCAACAGCAAAAAAGCAAGATGAAATGCAACAGCAACTTGCGGAAGGTTATGCCATATACTCTACTGCGCAGAAAAAAGAACTACAAGGGTTTTATCAACGTATTCTACAAGCACTTGATATTCTCCGTGCTGAGAAGAAGCAGACACGAGTAGTGCGTAAGCCCAAGCAAAAGAGTGCTGTTGACTTGGTCAAGAAGTTGAAGTATAAATCAAGTGATGCTGACTATGGTATTGTAAGTATTCCGCCACAGGAAATTATTGGTGCTAGCGCAGTAGTTGTGTTTAACTGTAAAACACGTAAACTAGGTATCTATTATGCCGAGGCACATGCCACAATTCAAGTGAAAGGCACGACACTTCAATTCTTTGATGAGAGATCAAGCCGACAAAAAACAGTACGCAAGCCAGACGAGGTATTACCGGGTTACAAAACTGTTACTAAGCATAAACTTAAAACACAGTTCGAATATCTGAAAACAACTGACATTAAAATGAATGGCAGACTCAATGAAGATACAGTTATCATAAAGGCCTTTAAATAGCATAAATATTAGTATGGCAAAACGTGATGAACTTATAAAAGAAATTGAACTTCGATTAGGCGGACAAATGGTAGACGTAGAGCTCGACCCTGAGCACTACGATCTAGCTATTAGAAAGTCTTTTGAAAAATACAGACAGCGCAGTGAAAACGCAGTTGAAGAAGCATTTGTTGAACTTAATGTTCAAGTTGATATTGCTGACTACACTCTTGGTGAAGAGATCATTGACGTATATACAATATACCGTCGTGGTAGTGGCACAGTTGATGGCAGTGCTGGCGGAAGCATTGAACCGTTTGAGACTCAGTACCTTAACAATATGTTATTGAGTAGCGGCAGAGCAGGCGGCATGGCTACCTTCGATGCGCTGGCTCAACACCGTGAAACACTAGGGCGTCTGTTTGGTAAAGAAATGATATTTACCTGGAATACAGCTACAAAGAAACTATTGCTTCATAGAAAAATAAAAGCAACTGATATTATGTATATGCACGTATACAAATACCGCAGTGACGAAGAACTATTAACTGACACATATAGTTTACCATGGATTAAAGAACTAGCACTAGCATATAGTAAACTAATGTTAGCAGAAGCTCGTGGTAAGTTTAACACCATTGCTGGTCCACAAGGCGGTACAAGTTTAAATTCTGATGCTCTGCGTATGGATGCGCAAAATCAAATTGATAAATTAGATGAAGAACTAAAAACTTATACTGATGGACAAGCTGGACTTGGAATTATTATCGGTTAATTTAAAGAAAACACTTGACAAACAGCACAAGAAGCACTATATTAAGTGTATAGAAGATAACAAAGAGAGATTTAACCATGTCAACAACTACAGTATATATTACTTACTGGCCACCATGCGAATGGGGAATGTTTTGACATGACTTTTTAATAAGTTATTTTAATCAAGCCCCTAGCATTAATTTGTTGGGGGCTTTTTTTATAAGCACACTACGCCTTACTGCAATAAGGTGTCTTTGCAGAGACAGAGACCTCGTAAGGGTCAAAGATGGTGTGTTTTTAAAAAATGAGGGTGTAGTGAAATGGTATCACGCTGGTCTCCAAAACCAGAAGCAGGAGTTCGATTCTCCTCACCTTTGCCAAAATAATTCTACTTGACAACGTGAACACAGGTGTTATACTAACAATATGAAAAAGAAATTATTGGTTATTGGCCATGGACGCCACGGAAAAGACACTGTATGCGAAATGCTACGTGACGATTACAATTACACATTTGAAAGTAGCAGTAAATTTTGTTCAAAACTGTTTATTTTTGAAGCATTAAAGGACAAGTATGGATATTCTAATGAGGAAGAGTGTTATGCTGACCGGCATAATCACAGAGCAGAATGGTATGATGCTATCTGCGCTTATAATGAATTTGATGCTGCTACGTTAGGTAGAGACATTTTTAGACAACACGATATCTATTGTGGGCTACGTAATAAGCGTGAATTCTTTGCGATGCAGAATACTGGTGTATTTGATTATTGCATCTGGGTAGATCGAAGCAACCATCTTCCCCCTGAATCAATTGACTCAATGAGCTTAGAGCACTGGATGTCTGACTTTACAGTTGACAACAATGGCACACTGGAAGATTTAAAATTCAACATAGATCAGCTAATGAATTATTTAACTACGTAGTTAATCGCCGTTTCCCCCCTGATATATAGCTACTCTAATAAATACTGGTAGATAGATATAAACCAGAGGAGATTAATTATGGCTTTAGTATCACCAGGCGTACAGATTAGTGTTACAGACGAGAGCGCATATGGCGCCGCCGGATTCGGCACAGTACCACTAATTGTTGTAGCGACAAGAGAAAATAAAACAGATCCAACTGGTAGTGAATCAGACGGAATTGCAAAATACACTAAAGCCATCAATGCTGGCGAAGTTGTTAGAGTCACATCACAGCGTGAACTATCACAGTATTTTGGCAACCCAACATTTACTACAAGTGGTGCTAATATTGTACAAGGATCAGAAACAAGTGAGTATGGACTATTAGCTGCTTACAGTTACCTAGGACAAGGTTCACGAGCATTTGTTGTACGTGCTAATGTTGATCTAAGTGCGTTAGACTCACAAGTTACTGAACCAAGAGCCGCATTTGCTACAAATAACGCAATTTGGTTAGACTCAGATGCTAGTAAATATGGTATCCATGTTTGGAACAGTACTTCAAATACGTGGGTAAACAAAGTACCAACATTAGAAATTATTACTGACCCAGCAGGTACTGCTCCATCCAAAGCAGTAGTAACAGGTGGTTACCATGTTGTTATGAGTACAACCAGTAGTAGTATTGAATACTACAAAGAAAACGCTGGCGCATGGGCAACAGCCGGCGCAACACTGGCTCCACACTACCAAGCACCAGCAGCACCAACTAACGGTGATATTTGGGTTAAAACAACTAGCCCAGGCAACGGTGTTTCACTAGTAATTTACAAATTTTCAACTACTACAAGTACATGGGTACTACAACCAGTAGTGGGTGTAAGTGATGGTTCGGATAACGCAGACATTACTACATATGTCCCACAAGATGCGGCATCAGCAACTGCGTTAACAGCAGCCGTAGCAGATCATGGCATACTATTAGGTGAAAAAGCAGACAGAATTGACATACTTGAAGCACTGTCTGGTGTACCAACAGTATTAACAATTTTTTCAGCAAAAATTGCAGCACCAACACAAACCCCAACACAGGGACAACTATGGTTTAATGATTCACTAGTTACTTTAGATATTCGTGAATCAACAGGCAATGCGTGGGCAGTAGGAGCAGATATTCAATACAGCACAACGGCACCGACTTTAGACACTGGTCTCGCAGCACTAGCAGACGGTGATATTTGGGTTGATACAACATTTGCTACAGGCGCAAACGAACGTGACTATCCAAAGATTTATAGACACAACGGCGCAGCATGGGTTAAGCACAACAACACTGACCAAACAACACAAAATGGTGTTGTATTTGCTGACATTACAGACAGTTCTGGTAACGTAGTAGCTGGCTCAGTAGACGCAACAGTATATCCAGATGGTATGCTAATTGTTAACATGGCAAATAGTTCAAATACAGTTCGTGAATATAACACTACTAGTGGCGGTTGGAGAAATGCTGTATCTAATCACGCAGACGGTTCAGGTTCTTTTGGACGTTATGCGCAACGTAGTTATGTTGCAAGTAAAATGGCAGCAGCTACAGCAGGCACAGATTTACGTGATGAGCAATTCCAGTTTAGTCTAATTGCTGCTCCAAACTATCCTGAGCTAACAGACGATTTAGTTACACTAAACAGTGATCGTGGTGAAACAGCATTTATTCTTATTGATACTCCAATGCGTAAAAGCCCAACAGACGCAATTGCGTGGGTACAAAATTCCAACACTGCTACTGAAAACGGTGAAGATGGCCTAGTAACAAACAACACATACAGTGCTGTATACTATCCATCAGGTAATTCAACTGAGCCAGTTGGTGGAAAAACAGTTGTTGTTCCAGCAAGCCACATGGCACTGTACACATTTGCTTATAACGACAACATTAGTTTCCCATGGTTTGCTCCAGCAGGATTAACACGTGGTGTTGTACAAAACGCAAGTGCGGTTGGTTACATTACTAGTGAGGGTGAATTTAAAGCAATCTCACTAACACAAGGCCAACGTGATACAATGTACACTAATAAGCTAAACCCAATTACAACGTTTGTTGGACAAGGCACTGTTATTTTTGGACAGAAAACATTGGCAAGTACAACTACAGCACTTGACCGTGTTAACGTTGCTCGCTTGGTGGCTTACTTACGTGAACGTTTTGACGAGATTGCTAGACCATTCTTGTTTGAACAAAACGATACACAAACTCGTGAAAGAGCAGCAGGCGTATTTGAAAGATTCTTGGCAGACATTCTAAGCCGCAGAGGCGTAACAGACTTTGCAGTTGTTTGCGATACATCAAATAACACACCAGCACGTATTGATCGTAATGAGCTATATATTGACATTGCTATTGAACCAACAAAAAGTGTTGAGTTTATCTACATTCCGATCCGTATTGTTAACACAGGCACACTAAACAACCTATAAAAACAAGAAAATTAACTATAAACTTAATGGGCGTCTTCGGGCGTCCATTTTTTTTAACGATTTCTTATAAATACATATAGCTAGGATAGAGGAGACTAACATGGCAGTTTTAACAACACTAGGTGTTCCAGACAATGCAGGAAACACCACTACTATTATGCCAAAATTACAATACCGTTTCAGAGTAACGTTTATAGGTGAGAGCTTTAGCGCAACACCTACAAGAAATGTAATTAGCACAAGTAGACCAGGACTAACACACGAATCAATTCCAATTGATGCATATAACAGTAGAATTTATTTGGCAGGCAAACACACATGGGAACCTATCAGTATCGTACTACGTGACGACATTGATGGCGTGACACTAAGAGAACTTAACAATCAACTTAACAGACAAGTTGATCATGCTAACCAAAGTAGTGTAAGAGCAGGCGCTGGATACAAGTTTACTGCAAAAGTAGAATCACTTGACGGCGGCAATCCTACACCAGGTGTACTAGATACATTTGAACTTAGTGGTTGCTACATCACCAATATTCAATATGGTGACATGGCATATAGCGCAAGTGATCAAGTACAAGTTACTGTGCAACTTCAATACGACAATGCTGAAATTTATGATGCGGCAGGTAATGCTACACTTACTGGCGCAACAGTTGACAACACACTTAGTAACGCAACTGGTTAATAAATTATGGGATTAACTTCTACTACTGGCTTGTTTAATGCTGCGGCAGAGATTTACGGGGTCGATGACCCCGTAATGATCAAAAAACCTAGACAGAAATTTAATTTCTCTGTCTTTATGGAGATTGACTCTGCCGTACAATTAACAAACGCTCAACGTGGTAAAGGATTTGTTTTTGATAAAGTATCTGGTGTGTCATTACCAGACTATCAATATAATGT